TTTTTCTTTCCTCTTGAGGACAATGAAGTGCGAGCAAGATTTCCTGCACGGCGATACATTGCAGACTCTTTTTCTCTATCAATTGGTTTGTAACCCTCATCTACAGAGGCAACCTGCTCCAGATAAACTCTAGAGATATCATTCAGAGGATTCGTTGACATTGTAATACTACTTGCTTTTTACCTTATACTTATTTATGAATTCCCTAATATTTGATACTGAATATCCTTTGTATGGTTTTGCTCCAAACTGAAGATTTGTTTTGTCACCTTTATCAAATCCAGGAGTCATATCTGTAGCATATTTAAAATATCCACTTGTTCCCTCAAGTGTATTTGGTTTACCTGGAAGTCTTTGTTTTTTACTCATTGTTTTTTCACTATATTCCATTACATCACGAATCCAAGACTTAAACATATATTCCTCTTTTGTTAAACAAATCAAATAATTAGTCCCTCTACGAATGATTTTACCAATAAGACCAGTATTTAAGTTCTCAACGATATCTCCAAGGTTAAAAATCTTACCGATTAGATAGTTCTCGCGTAGAGTTCTTTGATCATATTTTGGAGCGATCTCCCACAGATTATAGTTTTCTTTTGCTACCTTTGTTTTCTTTACACCCATTCCCTGACGAACTGCATCAAAGAGTGCTTGTGTATCTCCATCATCAAGTGTTTTTGGTGTTCCTCTACGGAAAGCCTTAAAGTCATTATCAAGAACTGCTTTTCTCATTTTAGACGCAGACATTCCTTCGATACCCTCTGCATCAGCATCACGAACACCTGCAGAGATTACACGAATCAAATCAAAAGTATATAAGTCTCCATTATATTTCTGTGCTAGATTTTCAAATTCTGATTGACGATCTGAACCAACCACAATATTTACATTTGCATATCCCTCTTCTGCTGCAGCAACTAAGACATCAAAAATTGATTTCATATCATCATCATTAATAATGTTCTCCTCAAACTCAGGGAACATTTTTTTCATATAAGAAACCTTCATATCAGGATCTAATGGATTCTTTTTAGGATCCTGTGTTCTTGAAGGATAGATTTTAAGATCACCACCCTGCGATGCTTTTTGTGCTGACTTTAAAAGTTTTTCGTGCCCAACTGTTGGTGGATTAAAGCGTCCAAATGCAACAGTCAAAGTGCTATCATTAACAGGTACTTCTTCTGCTGGAGGTGGTGCTGCTGGAGCAGGTGGTGCTGGAGTAGGAGCAGCCACTTGAGGTTTTGGTTTTGGTGCTGGTGCTGGTGCTGGAGATCTTCCTACTGCACCTTTTGATTTGTCCTTTCCACCTTCTACTCTACCTCTGTCATAGAAAATTAGTTTTCCTTTTTCTGTTTTTGCAACAAACTCACCACGGCTGTCTAACCAACCGCCGTGTCCATCGCTCTTAAGATTTAACTTTTTCGCTTGCATCGATGCTTGCGATGAAGTTGCCTCATTCAGAAATTGGAAAAAATTCTTCATTAATGTATCTTAATGCACTTATCTTTCTTCTAGTTATTTATTGTTTAAAATTTTACTACACGCTAAATTTTTGTGTTCTTGGATCAATATCAAACATGCCATCTAACGCCTCCAAATAATGTCTTGGATACATTTTATATGTTTTATTAGGTCCAGAACCAGAACTTTGATTTTCCCATCTATACCTGAATTGCATAAGTGGTTTATTAATTCCATTTGCATTTATTAATATTAATGCACTTTTTTCAGTTTCTTTATATTCTGCAGTGAAGGTTAGATTAGATAAAACTGTTCTAAATTCTTGGTCTATTTTTAAAGTTTTTCCTCCAGTCATATACATTTCACCACCTCTAGTGGATCCCGTCAGTTTAACAAGTTCAGTATCAACTCCATTACTAAATCCATTTACGACATAATTTATAAAGTTTTGTTTTGGAAAATTTGAATTCATAAGATTTGCAGCACTGCGATATACTCGTTTAGCTGCATTTTTTGTATTTTGAGGTATAACCGTTGATTCTATCGCTTGTCTGGTGGCGTATTTCCTTTCAAATACACCTTCATCTAAATATTGTTGCATAGAGGAGAGCCACTCTTGATTGATTTGTGGTGGTATGACAATGCCCAACTGACCAAACAATTCTTCAAACTTTTGCCACTCATATCCACTCACTTGTGCGAATTGCTCTCCTCCAGGCACTTTACATGAAACTGGAAATGGTGGAACATCTGGACCGCCATCACTAGTTTGAATAGTAACAGTCACATCTGCTTTCACTGTTCTCTGGTCAACAAGACCATCTGCGGTTATGTTAATAACATCTTCAAATCCATTGAATGCGACTCTTCTTACTTTACTATTTAAATTAGCGTGTCCATTAGCAATTGCAGCAGCAGAACGCAGAAAATCATTTATTTCTCCAAAATTTCTTGTTCTGACCATGTTTGTTACTAGGTTGTCAACAGGAGCAGGAACTCCAACAGAAATAATTAAAGAGTCCTTAACTCTAGATTTAAAATGAACATCATTCTGAGTTTTTTTTGTAAGTCTTTTCCCACTATTCCATATCTGCATTAACATCTCAGAAACATCTTTTGCGTTTATCCTAGGTAAAGTTTGTAGAGTGACTCTCCTAGAAGCTGATTTTTCAAATGCTCCAGACTTTATTATATTTTCAATGTCACCTATTCTTCTATAAAACCTTGCAGCAACTGCGGCAGCCCAAACTGCTTCAAATATATAACCCCTATTTGGTAGATTTCTTTTTACCATTTTTTATATTTTTTAAGTATTTAGAAATGGAGAATAGGGGACTCGAACCCCTCACCCCTGCCGTGCAAAGACAGTGCTCTACCAAATGAGCTAATTCCCCGACCACAGATATTATAAAACCCACTCAACTCAAAGTCAAGTGGGTTAGAGCAACCTTCCGTGGTTATTTATTATCGACCCATTTGCTGTCTCATAAACTTTTCAAAAGCAGGTGAATTGATTCCAGTGTGTGGATCTTCCATCGCTTTTTGTTTCTTACTCTTTGCCTTTGCTTGCTCTCTCTCATACTTCTCTGGATTGTTGCGAGCCTCTTGTGCTTCTACAATACTCTCTCTCCACTCCTCACTCATATTTGCCATAATCACAAGTGCTGCCTTATTGGTATCAGCATATCCTTCGACGACTAAGTATTCTAGCAGATAATCAAAAAGATCAACACCTTCACCAAGTTCTCCCATTGCTATGGACATTCCTTCATCAACTCTCTCTTTTTTTCTCTCTTTTGCTCTGCGTGGTCCTACTCCCGCATAAAGACGAGATGCTTGTGATGCTTTTTTAGATGCAGTTTCTTTATCACCAGCAACAGCTGCCTTTCTTCTCATTTCATCTGCTTTTTGTGAAGCAGTAAGTGCAAGATTAGCAGAGATTTCATTAATCTGTTCACCTTCTGGTTCATAAGAACTATTCTGAACAGAACGAATTAATTTACTCAAACGATCTTCACCTTCTGCTGCTCTGTCTTTTGCAGCAGCACGACGATCTTTTTTTGCTTGTGCTGCTTGTTTTGCAGCACGTTTTTTATCATCACCCTCTGGTTTTGAAGCACCTAATCCTCTTGCGGGAGTCATGGTCATTCCACGACCAGAACTTGCACGAACTGCTGCACCTCTTGGATTGTTGTCATCGTCACGACCTGTTTTACCAAGTGCTCTACCTTCTTCAACAGATACAGAACCACATACTTCAATATATGCTTCCATCAAACCTTGGAGATCTCTACTATCCATTTTTACAAATACTTTCTAGTTATTTATAAAAAAAGAGGGTGATAAAACCCTCTTATGTGTTAGTTTTGGAAGTGGTTCAGAAGAGAGGTTTATCCCTCATAGGTGGATCTTTTTTAATTGGCGGTTGTGGTTTTTTAGTTGGGGGTTTAGATGTCGATTTATTATAGTTTGAATTTGAATCACCAGTAAATAAATCGTGCGATCTATTACCTTGAGCATCAACATCTTCAATAATACTCTGCTTCCACTGCTCACTCATATTTGCCATAATAGCAAGAGCTGCCTCTTCGGTATCCGCATAACCCTCGTCTAGGAGGTGTCCTTTGACGAGATCAAAGAGGTCAAAAGATTGATTAATCGGTTTTTTATCATATCTTGGATCAAAATTAGCTCTTGCTCGTGGATCTCTATCACGTATGTCAAATTTCTTGGGAGCAGGAGTTGGTGCTGCCATGGATCCTGGACCCTTTGGCATATCCTTCATTAAGGGATTAGGAGTTTTTGGTTTAATTGATTCTGGACCAGCCGCCTGTGTTCCTGGTTTTGCTGCTGGAGTTGTAGAAGTGGTTGGTGCTGGTTTTGGTGGAGTGGTTGGTGCTGGTTTTGCAGTGGAGGTTGGTGCTGGTTTTGCTGCTGGTTTAGTGGCAGGAGTTTTTGCTGGTCCAATGGGAGTATTTCCACCAACTGTAGGACCACCTGCAGTTCCTTGACGAGGTGTGCTTACTTGAGACGCTCTTGCTTTTGCTGCAGCTGCGAGTTCTTGTCCTCTATAATTTGAACCAAGATTAGATACTTGTGGTTTAGCGGATGGTATGGGTCTCATACGAGCTTGGTTTCTCTGTGCTGGTGTCATTGTTGGTGACGGTCCATCTCCTCTAATAGCCTTAGCAATTGGATTTTGGGAAACATTTGGATTAGAACCTACAGAGGCTCCACGACCTTGCTCATTAATATATTCCTCATACATCTCTTCCCAAGTATACTCACTCAGGTCATAACCTTCTTCTAGAAGTGAATTAACCCAACTCTCGACTTCTTCCCAAATTTGTTCTTCGGTAAGTTCTCGACGAAGATTCTCATCATAAACTGCTTGGTATGCAAGAGTTGCTTCTCTCAGGATTTTAGAGTCCATTTTTACAAATACTTTCTAGTTATTTATAAAACTATTCTCCCACAACCTCCCCAAGTTCAGTATCAATACTCTGAATGACTGAGCGGACTTCTACAACACGCTCTGGAACGTGTTCATAACTATATCCACGCTGAGCATCAAATAAAACTTGACGAACCGCAGCAGCAGTCCGCACATCCATTTTAATCGTCACTCTCTTTTCTTTACTCATAGGTCTCCCTCCTTACGATTTTCAGAACGATAGATATCAAAAGCACCCTCAGGATAACGAGCACTCAGTTTCTCATAGTTCATTTGTAGAACTTCATCAAAAGAAGTATCAAGTGCCATACACGCTTGAGCAATATACCAACAGATATCACCAAGTTCACGCTTCAGGTGAAAGGCATTTTCTTCATTATAAGTTTTACCTTGTAGGAAGATTTTTTTTACAACTTCAGTAAACTCACCTGCTTCTGCGGACAAACCAAGAGCAGCAGTCAAAAGGCGAGGAACATCAGCATCAGCAGATGTATCAAGTTCAGTTAATCGTGAAAGGAGAGCTGCGAGATGTGTGCTTGCTGGACTTGTCGTTTGGCGAACAAAATCAAGATACTTATCGGTGTCAATTTGTTGTGTCATACTTTTATAGGTTCTGCTTGTCTATCTGGAAGTTTAATTTGTGGAAGTGGTTGTGGTTCACGAACTTCCCAGGAACCACCAACACCACCGTCCATATTCACGACGATCTCACTAGTTGGTAGTGCTTTGGGCATCTGAACATTCACCACTGGACCCATCAGAAACTGATTACGAGTATAGGTGCGATTCTGTGGATCCATAGCAACCATCGCTAGGGCATCAAGTTCATCGCCACAATCTAATAGTTTTCTTCCAGTTTTTTTGTCAAGAACTGAGAAATACTCTTCAGAGTTATACTTCAAAACTTAAACCCCTCAAATGATTTTTTAGGTTTCTTTTCTTCGTAATCATACTCCTCTTCTCTTCCGTTGTCAACTATATCACTCTGAGCAGACTGTTCACAATCATAAAGTCTCATTTTTGCACGATCAATACCAATCACAAAACGCTTATGAATCGTTGGGTCATTATATCGGTTCTTGAGTTGCTTCACTAGAATCTGTCCCAAACCCTCAAGGTCTTCTGTGCTAATAAGGGCAAACATAAGATCAGCAGTAGCAGGAAGACCAAAGGACTCACTAGTATCAGTAAGTTCAACATCAGAAGAACCATAACCTGAGCGAGTGGTCTGAGTAGCGGACACAATCGGGACATTAAACTCGACGGCGAGCCCCCTAAGTTCCTCAGCAATTGCTTTGACGAAAGTATAAGAATTGATGTTGCTGTTTCCGCGATACCTACTGGAAGCACAAATATTAAGGTAATCAATAAAAATAATATCAGGTCTAAATGACTTCTTGAGTGCAAGTTCATTAAGTAGTGACTTAAAGTGACCACTATGTGCTGATGCTGTCGGATATTCTTTAATTATAAGGGTTCCTTGTGTCTTCTTTGCAAGATTGGTAACCTTGTTTTCAAACATTTGCTTAGGAAGTTCTGAGATGTCTTGTATGGGGACATTAAGAAGGTTTGCATCAATTCGTTCAGCAATTCGTTCCTCCGCCATTTCAAGAGTGATATACAAAACGTTCCTGCCTTGCAGTAAGACGGAACTAGCCACATGACACATGAATAGCGATTTCCCAACGCCTGTCCCAGCGAGAGCGATATTGAGAGTCTTATTAGGGAGACCACCTTTTGTGATTTTGTTGAAATATTCCAGATCAAATTCGATCTTCTCTTCTTTCCTATGATAAGACTCATAGCGTTCCTCATAATCTAAAAGGTAATCGTGTCCAATGTGAGTATCGAAAGAAACAGCAAGAGCATCAGATAGAATGCTAGGAATACTATCACGATTCTTTTTTTCGTCCTTTCCATCAGCGATATGGATTGACTCCATTAGTGCGAGATAGATTGCACGATCACGACACCACTTTTCAGTTGTATCTACCAACCAGTTAAACTCAGTCGGTTCATCATCCAGATAACTAATCAACTGAGTGACTTCTTTAAATGATGTATCATTAATATCCTGGCGTTTCTCTACCTCAATACAGAGAACTTCTTTCGTTGCTGGTTTATTATATTCTTGAATGAACTTTAAAATTTCTTCAAATACAACTTTTTGATTTGTATCCTCAAAGTATTCTCCTTTGATAAAGGGAATGACTTTACGAACATACTCCTCGTGATGAAGTAAATTGCGAAGAATTAGAAACTCAACTTTGTCCATGAGGCATATCAAATACGAATGTTATTCTTGTTTCATCACCGATGTTGACGGTGCCGTGTGGTAGTTTATTATTGAACCACAAGAGTGTTCCTGGTTCAACAATCACAGTATCAGTCCCACAGAAATACTGATATCTTCCAACGATAGACAGATGATATCTATCTCTTGTTA